GCACGGGTCGCCGCCCGGTTGGCACATCGGGCGACCGAATTTCCATGCGTGGACGCAGCGCGCCGGCATCAAGCCGCACCAGTTCGAGTTCGTCGAGCCGCGCCCGAACTGGCGAATGGCGGAGGTTTACGGCGGGGTGGACGTGGCGCTGTTTCCGAACCGCTGCGAGGGGGGCACGAACTTCGTGGCGATGGAGGCGATGGCCTGCGGGGTGCCTGTGGTCTATCGGGGGGATTTCGGGCAACAGGATTTAATTGATTGTAAGGGATGGTTGCTGCCGACGATAGGTGATGAGGTAGAAGGCATCGTTCACGGGCTAAACGTGGCTTATGAAGGGGTGGTGACAGCGGGTTTATCGCCGGGTTATTGGACCTGGGATCGCCATTGCAAGCAGATGGCGGAGATTATCGCCGGTGTGTGAAGAACCAACGAAATTTGAAGTGGGGAAAGACAGGTATCCGTGGCCGGCGCATTGGCGTGGTGTTATTTGCGTATTTAGTTGGATAGATTTTCCCCTTAATAGAGTGTCCGAGGATGAGATGAAACAATTAAAACTAATTCATCTCATGCAGCCATTTATGAAGCCGATGGGCGTCCCGTGTTTTTATGCCGTAGTTGACGGTGTAATGGAGGTATATCCCGTGCCGGATCGGGAATTGGAAATGCTGCAGGCACCAGAACGCCCATGCACATCTACATAATCGAGCACAACAACTGTGCGGCGCTGAACGGTGCGGGCATCGTATCGCGTTTCGTGGTCGGTGGCGGGGACGATAGGACGGGCGATAACATTGCGCTGCAACAGCAATACCTTGAGGCACGCTGCCATTATTGGGTGTGGAAAAACGCACCGGACGATTTCGTTGGGTTTCAGGGCAGGAGACGGTTGTTCCTGTTTCAGCCGATGATTGACAGTGATCATCCGATGTTGGCCTCGTTGAGCGAGCAGGGGAACGCCGATCCGGGGCGGCAGGTGATGGATGTATCGGCGGACGTGTTTTTGCCGTATCAGGTATGGTTGGCGTCCCGCGACAAAGACCTGTGGGAGAGGATGAGTGGCTACGACGTGATCGCGCCGCGCCCGCTACTCATGGACATGACGCTGGCCGAGCAGTTTCGCCGCAGCCACGGCGAGATGGAATGGGAGGTCTTCGCCTATGTCGCCAAGCGGGAGGGGTTGGGCGACGGCAGGATGCACTACCTAACCGCCTTTCACCAGTTCGTCATGCGTTGGGATTTGTTCGACGACTACATGCAACTGTGGTGGCGGGTTATGCCGAAGGTCTACGAGATGTTGCCGTGGGCCGGCGGCGAGAACCGTATCCTCGGGTTCATGGGCGAGCGGCTGTTTACGATGTGGCTGCATCGGTTGAGGCGGGAGCGTCCGGCGACCCGCATCCTGACGTTGCCGGTGCTGTTTGCGTCGGGAATGTGAGCGATGGAGATGCGTGAGGTCTATTCGTCGGCGGTCCAGGAGATCGGCTATGAGGACGGGAAGCTCGTCGTCGTCTGGAAACGGACGGGCAAGACGAGCACGTACACGGGTGTCCCGCCGGATTTGGCGCGGCAGGTGATGAATGCGCCTTCGATCGGGCAGGCTTTGCGGGAGAGCGTGCAAGGCGTATATGACCACGGGTACGGTGAGGCGGACGAGGCATGACCGAGCAATCGCAACCCTTGATGCGGCTTGATGAACTTACGCCAGAACAGCGTGAACTATATGATCGCGGCGAGGCTGTCTGGTTTATCGACGAGCAGGGTCCGGGGTTCGTCACAGGCCACTGGATTCAGCGGATATACATAGGCGGCGGCGGGTGGCGGGATGACTGAGCAATCGCAACCCTTTCACGATATGGCAGCGCGGATCGAGAAGATCGAACCGGCGGAGTTTGCCGGGGCCGTCGTCATCATGCCTCCCGGCGGGGGTGAGCCTATCGTGTTCCTGACGACAGATCCGATGCCGGTGCAGCCGCAGTTCTGGTCGAGTGTTCAGGCGCGGGTCGAGCTTGCGGCGGCACGGGCGCAGGATGCCGAGAAGGCGTTACAGCCGTGGGCACCACACCGATGAACGCCCGATGACGGCCTGGACGCCGGCCAAAGTCTCCGCGTTTCGGGACGGCTTCTACGAATTCCTTAACCACGTCGTCATCTCGTCGAAGGACGGACGGGTGCGCCTCGGTGAGAACCTGTACCGCGCCCAGCATATGTTTTACGACACGGTGTTCGAGGCGCTGGCCGAGGATATTCACGAAATTTTTGTGTTAAAAAGCCGCCAATTAGGCATTTCTACTGGCACGCGGGCACTCGATCTGTTCTGGCTAGGCATGCACGAGGGGTTACGTGGTTCGCTGGTGTTCGACTCCGCGTTCAACACCGCTGCCGCTCGCCGAGAGATCGTCGAATCCCTGCAAAACCTCCCGAAACGCCTGCATTTCCCGGGCATCAAGTCGGATAGCCGCGATGCGCTGGTTCTGGAAAACGATTCGTGGCTGATGTTTCGCCAAGCCGGGACAAAAAATAGCCGATCGGGCGGGGGGTTGGGTCGGTCGCTCGGTCTCAACCTCTCTCACGGGTCGGAAATCTCGTCATGGGCGAGCGAGGAGGGCGTCAAATCCTACCGGCAATCGTTGTCGGAGGAGCACGAGGATCGGCTTTACATTTGGGAATCAACGGGGCGCGGGTACGAGTTGTGGTATCGCATGTGGCAGGAGGCCAAGGACGACCCCTATACCAAGCGCACGCTGTTCCTCGGCTGGTGGTCGAAGGACAATCAGGCGATCCCGCGCTCCGACGCCCGGTTCAGCGTCTACGCTGCCGAGCCGCCGAACAAGCGTGAAAACGAGCGCATGGATGCGGTAGCCAAGGACTACGGTTGGGAGATCACGCCTGAACAGTTGGCGTGGATCAGGTGGAAAACCGATCCCTCCCGTGATCTCGACGACGAAGACCCCGAGGACGCGATCACGACCCAGGAACAAGCCTGGGTCGAGGACGACGCGTTTCAGCAGACTGGCTCCGCGTTCTTCATGGCGGACAAGTTGACGGCGGCCTCGGCGCGGCTGATCGAGGAGGTGAAGCCGCAATCGTTCAAGTTCTGGCCTGGGCTCGATTTCGTAACATGCGACATGCGTTCCGCGACGACGCGGCGCGAGGTCGAGTTCCGCATGTGGGAGGAGCCGGTTTCCGATAGCGTCTACATCGTGTCGGCGGACCCGGCGTTCGGGCATGACGAGAAAAACAATAACAGCGCCGTTCAGGTGTTGCGCTGCTACGCAGATGGGGTGGATCAGGTCGGTGAATATGCGTCGGCGACGATCCAGCCGCACCAGTTCGCGTGGCTGTTGTGGACCCTCATCGGCTATTACGGCTCGACGCGAACCGGGTGCCGGGTCTATTTCATCATGGAGATTAACGGCCCGGGCGAGGAAGTGTGGCGGCAGTTTCAGTCTACCGAGAACATCGTGCGCCAGGGATATCTGCGCACAGCAGCCCGTGAAAAAGGCATCGCGGACATCTTTCAGAACGCGCAGAAGTATATCTATACGCGATCAGACTCGATGGTTGCTGGGCAGTCGTGGCAGTGGAAAACAAACGAGCAAAACAAAGTGCAGATCATGGAGGCGTGCCGCAACTATTTTCATAACGGAGCGTTTCTCGTGCGTTCTATGGAAATGCTGGAGGAAATGCGGACGATTACCCGAGATGGTGATTCTATTGGTGCGGAGAACTTCAATCGGGACGATCGGACATTCGCGGCGGCGCTAGGCATCCGGGCATGGGATGAGCGAGCCCGGCGGCCGATGATCTCGGGAAACCGGACCAAGGAAGCGGAGCGCGCAAAACGATCCTTGTCGATCGAGGATCAGTGGACGATCTTCCAGCGCAATAAATTGACGGACTTCTTCGCGGTCAAGGAGCGCGCGAGATTGCAGATGCAGAGTGCGGCGGCACGATCGGCGTGGCGCGCGGGGTCTCGGCGACCGCAGGCGGGGAGGCGGTGATGAGAAAAATCAATATGAGATGGCGGTGTCCTGATTGTGGTGAGGAATTTTTATTTCCGAAAGACCAAGACCCGCCGGATCGCTGCGTTCACTGTGGCTCGTGGATGAATTTAGACGAGCCGCCAGATGAGGTTTTTGTCCCGAAAGCGCCAGCGATTCAAAAGAATAACTATGCCAAGGCGATCGATCAGACCTACCGGGCGACCGAGGAGGCATCGATCGCGCGGGCTAACGACGCGGCGAGCCAGTTGGAAGACGCCTACCGCAAGGAGGATCGGGAGTCCCCGTTTGAGGGCGACCCGGCGGTGCTGCGGGAATTTCAGCGCAACCAAGTCGCCGAGATGCGGTCGGGCCTCAAGATTACCGACATGAAAGATCCATCCTCGATGCGCGAGGGCGATAACGCGGTGGTCAATAGGCCGGTACAGGTGCCGGGTGCCGGGTTCCAGAGTTTCGAGGGAGCGACGGCACGAGATGCGCTCGGCGGCGGCGGCGGTCTGAACGCGCCGTTTGTATCAGCGGCGACAAGGGACCATAGTGCCCGCGCGTCGGCGATGATCCGCGCTGGACAGATCGCCAAGCATTAGGAGCGCGCACGTTTGGCCGCTTTAGCAGCAAGAATAGCGGCGGTGTGGGCGGCGGGACGCGGCTTGCCTTTGCGGACGGTGCGGTTGTATTCGGCTAAACTATTGGTTTCGGCCTGCTTTTTCTTTTGTGCTGCGCTCATATTTTGCCGGGCGGACAGAGAAAATGGATTGCGTTTTGGTCGAGGCGGGCGCAACCCATGTTTTCGATCATCCCATACGCCTTTTATAGCGGCGGAGACATTGGCTCGGGGGGTCGCGGATGCTTTACGACCTGTATTGGCAGCGGATATTTTAGAGCGATGGGGTGCGGATAGAGTCCGCCCAGTAAGCGAGGCCCGGCGTTTTGCGTTAGATTCGGCAGATTCTTTTTTCCCTCTATGTGCGGCGCTCATTCTCTCTCTTGTTTCTACAGTCACTGTGCGACCGATAAATGATTCCCCGCCGGGGCTGAGATTATATCCGTGGGGCGCTAAGGTATGGTGCGCGGCGATCAGGCGACGCTCAGCGATAGCGGCTTCGCCGGATGTTGGCACCCGACACAATTCTGTTATGGTGAACGCTGCCGTTCCGTGTTTTTTGATAGCGAGGGCAATTGCCGAGCGAGGATTTTTTGCACTTGCCTTCCGACGTGGGCTTTCCATCGAGCGAGCAATCCGATACTGGTTAATCCAATGTAGGATTTCCCGTTCAGTTTATTGGTGATCATATAGATGTGCCATGCATCTGACATTGGTGCCACCAGAAGAGAGGTTGGAGCAAGCACGATGAGCGAATGAGAATACCAACAACTAATGAAAAAGAACTGGTGCAATTTGCCGCCAATACTACTGTAGATTGTTCGGTTAGTCAATCACAGAGGGCGGCAGCATATAAAACCTATGGGCAGTGGGTCGAGACCGGACAAGCGCCAGCGGGTGACAATGCCGGTCTTGCGCTGTGCAATCTCCTCTATTCCCACACCGACCGTCTCGCCGCGCATCTGTTCAGCCCGAGTGAATTGCGTGCCGCGATTGATTTTGAAAGCCTCCAACCGAAGGAATGGCTCGACAAGGGTGCGGTTGCCGCGCGGATCGTATCGCGGGCGTGGGAGGCGCAGAACGTCGATCTTCTATTCGGTCACGGTGTCAAGGAGGCGCTGACCTATGCCGGGTGCCTGCTCAAACAGGTCTGCATTCGGGACAGCGAGGGGAACGCCGAATACAAGGGTGCGCGGCTCGTCATGCCGTGGCA